ACACAAGCGTACAGTATGTGTAACATTAGACATCGAATGCTACGATGATTTATACCTGGAAGATCTAGATTGGAAGAGTTTACTAGATCTTGAAGGTGATGAGAATGTCCATGTTAGCATCAAAGAATTGCAGCCATTCTTATAATATACCAGTTCGTGGACTGGCACACTAATGACAATTGATTCTCAATAGCAAGACCTTATTGAGAATAGTGTGACAGTTGGCGAACTGGTCAGGACCCCTTGACTTGGGGTTGGTTATGCTCTATGTTGGTTATGTGGTCGGGAGTTCGCTACATTTTCCGCCACAAATCCTTTCGCAAAACTGTCATGCAACTGACCAAATCCTTCCCTCCCGCTGATGCTTTCGTGGAGATGATGATGGGTATTGATTATAAAAAACACCTCAACACTTTCATGAATGGTGTTGAGATCTTCTGTGCATTCGTTGCCGCAGTCGCTATCATCCTGGCAGAGAAGTGGCAAGAGCATAACATGACCGAGCGCACGCAATTGTTCGTGCTTCGTGTCATCGAAGGCGCTAAGACTTTCTATGCTTGGGTAATGAATGTGTTCGTGCCTGAGTGTAAGGAATTCTACAAAGATATCCGCAAGATTATGATCATTGCTGGCGTCGTTGTGCCAGTCTGAGAGGTGGCCACTAAACCCGCACAGGGCACCGAAACCGTGTATTGTATTCAAGTGTTCAGGAATTGACCATGAATCGCTACATGATCGAAGTTGACCGAATTGAACCTAACGGCGACATTCACACCATCGTTGAGTATCGTAACCTGAAGGCAACTAAGTCTTATCGTGGGCGTGACCGTCAACTGAACAATTTGGTCAACCGTATTGCTGAGGAACTGAAATACTATCAAGTTCCCCACAAACGTTACACCGTCAGCGTTGCCTGATTCTCACTAACTGTTCCTTCGCTAATTAACAATGTTTGACGAACTCTGGTCTGAGATTGCTGATGCTCCTGGTGAGATCTTTGACGTGATTGAGTATAAAGAAGAATGGGAGAAAGAAGAACAGTTTATGCAACAACAACAGGAGTTAGTCTAATGCAATTCCAAGTTACTGCAATCGAGTTTGATTTTGATGATTTTGAACCTCTTTTTGAGGGTGAGGAAGTTCCTTCTCAAGATTATCAAGATGCTCTTACAGAAGACAGCATCGGTCAAATCTGGGAGGCAGATGATGAAGATGATCTAATCGAAGAGATCACATGTGCAACTGGTTGGTGCATTAAGAGTATAGATTACCGCCACATTCTGAAGGATTAACTATACCCAGGGCAGCCGCCCGTGGACAGTTGGACAGGTGGCACACGAAACGCGCACGACCCCCAAAATCCTGTATTGTAGAAAGGTCAAAGAAATCAAACGCAAATGACCTACACTGTGTGTTGCCCTAAACTGAATGAGCGTGAGATTTGCTACTCTCAAGAGCACGCAATCGATGTTGCTTACTCTATGCACAATGAGTCTGGCAGTTATGTCTGGGTTGAGGATTACCTGGGTCACACTGTAATCGAACTGGGTGATATTGTAGAGGGTATCTCTCAACTTGTCTTCAATTAGTTCGCTCACTAATTAACACTCACTCAAACATCATGAGCAACACTTTTCGTTTCGTAGCTGTCCGCGAAGCTATTAATCACCTGATGGATTTCTGCAATATGACTAATCAGGAAGCAATGCATTTTATCTGGGACAATCAATTTACCATGGGAACTGACCGTGCGATTTGGTTAACTATTCCCGTTGATTTGGGGTGCTAATTTATACCCAGGGCAGCCGCCCGTGTGCCAGTCGGCAAGGTGACCACCAAACCCGCACAAGGCACCAAAATCGTGTATTGTATCTAAGTCATCAGGAATTGCCTCATGCGTAAGATCGAACGCCAAATGAACAACGCCATTCAGAACAACCTGAACTGGCAATCTGGCAACACTTCTGTTAACTTTGAGGAGGAAACTGGCATCTCTGTTGTTCGTTTGCACGGCAACAAGATTGCTGAGGTTGGTGATACTTTCATCCGCCTTTTTGACGGTGGTTGGCAATCCAACACTACAAAATCCCGTCTCAATGCTATTCTTCAAGAGCACGGAGAAAAGGGCGATCGTGTATTCCAGAAGGCATTCGATTGGTTCGTTACGATGAACACTGTCCAAGGATTAACCACCGTTCCGTTCTTCTCTTCTATGCGTTTGGGATGACAACTCTGGGGGTTAAACTCCCCCTCAATTGTTCTCACTTTTCCTCTGCATTATGTCTCAAAACAAGCACATTGAACACCCTGAAGATACCGTCCTCACGGGAGACCTTACTGCTCTCGATTGGTTCACTGCCAGTGGCACTCTTAGCGTTAAAATTGACGGTGCTCCCGCTATTGTATGGGGACGCAATCCTGCCACGGGTAATTTCTTCGTCGGCACCAAATCTGTCTTCAACAAAGTAAAGATTAAGATCAACGAATCTCATGAGGACATTGATGCGAACCACACGGGTGAAGTTGCAAAAATTCTGCACGCTTGTTTTGATTGGTTACCTCATACAGACGCCATTATTCAGGGAGATTTTATTGGTTTCGGTGGAGAAACTGAATACACTCCCAACACTATCACTTACAGTTTCGGAGTAACTGTACGTGAGGAAATCATTGTTGCTCCGCATACTCTTTATGAGGCAACTTCTGATCTTCGTGATGCGGTAGCGTCTCCCATTGATTATATGATGGAGGATGGTATTAACTGCAAATTTGTACAACCCGATGCATGGATCTTCTCTGGATCTTATAACAAGTGTTCAGGGTCGTTTGGTGACCTTACTGAGGTGATTCAGTTTGCTAAACAAATGGCGCAGACTGTGACCTTTGTCGATGAGAAGAAAGCAAAGCAGATTAAGCAACAATTGAATGCATGTATTCGGGAAAAGCGTCCCGTTGTGAATAGCGAATTCGACTGCGATCCTCTGCTCCTGGGTTTCTGGGCGCTCGTCAAATCTATCAAAGATGATGCACTCTATCTCTGCCGTAATGATGGACCTGCCGCTTACATCGGATACGATCAAATTGATGCCGAAGGTTATGTCTACAGTAATGAGTTTGGTACAATGAAACTGGTGAATCGTGAGCGTTTCAGTCACGCTAACTTCAACAACGCTAAGTTTAACCAAGGGGTGTGCCAGTGAGCGTGCTGTCCACTCATGCCCCATGGGCGTCCCCTTTACCCCTTATACTGACTTCAGTTCAAACGAACCCCGATGAGCACCGCCATCCACAACCTCGCCACCGACACCACCTACAACGGTTGGGCAAATTACGAAACCTGGAACGTCGCCCTCTGGATTCAGAACGATGAGGGTCTGTATGGTGCCGCTAAAGAGTGCCGCACCTATCAGGACCTGGTGACGCTGCTCTATGAGTGCGGCAGCAAAGAGACCCGCGACGGGGTGCGCTGGAATGACCCCGCGATCGACGGCATCGAAATCAATGAGATGATGGCGGACCTCTGATCCGCCTCCCCCTTCAAACCACAAACCACAATCCTACCATGACCCGCGACCTCTCCCTCTCCCTGCTCAACCGTGCCGCTGACGGTACCCAACTCCTGGCGATCCTGGACACCATCGCCACCGATCTGGAAACTCAGGGCATTGAAGAGTGTGCCGCACACTTTGCCGAAATCAGCACCCCCACCGCTGACCCGATCGCCTTCTGATCTGCTACAATAACCACAGTTCACACGGGTGGCGCTCACCCGCTTCTAACATGTTCAAAACCAACGGCAGCACCCATCACGAAGGCGTCGCTAACGAGCACGACACCATCGCCCTCCTGAATGCTCATCAGGTGTTCGCTGAGACCCTGACCCACCTAGGCGGCACCCGTAACAAGGCAGACGCCATGGCGGGTACCAAACCCGTCAGCATTAAGCACAAGGCAGGGCTGCGGAACGGTTCTTTCGATTGGGTCAATACCTCCCAAACCGATGCCCTTCTGGACTCTGCCCGCTTCGCTGACTTCCGCGCCTTCGTCGCCAACGCCCGCCAATGGGATGAGGCAAAGCGTGAGGAGATTGTAGAGGAGACCCGTGACCTCTTTAATGAGGTGTGCAGCGATGCCCTGGATTCGATCGACCCCGCTGCCCTCACCGCTTGGTTGCGCTCCGAACTGATCGAAGCAAACGACGGCATGGCGATGGCGATCACCGACACTAAGGCAGCAACCTGCTACGTCATGGAGCACGACTCCATCCGTGCTGCCCGTCTCCTGGAAGATGGGTACGTCGCTCAGGTTGAGAAGGGTCGCGGCATGACCTCCCGTAAGGTCACCCTCCGCCGTGATCACCACATCGTTGAGGTTGGTCTGCGTCTCCGCGTCACCAGCAACAACGGGATCCGCGCTTTCCTGGGTCTGTCCAAGGCGAACCGCAACTCTCAGGTCGTGCTCAAGTTGCAGCAGGATCGCGTCGATCAGTTGGTCGCAGGGTCTGACGACGTGCGGGTCATCCCCTTCTGACCCTCATGCGTTCGTGCAGGCAGCAGTGCCCCCCGTTGTGGGGGCGTTTTTATCCGATCGCGTGGATGCCCCCCTTATATAAAAACGCATAACTACCCTAATCTATAAAGTGTTACGAAAGCGATCTAAATGTTCCTCGCATTATAAAAATTTTTTTCCCTATATAAAACTAAAATGAAAGTCGATAATACTGAGATGCAAAAAAATCCCGGAGAAAATATTACGACCGTAGAGGTTGATCCAATTACTGGAGAGTATTATGTGACGATTCCAGAGTGGATACTGAATGATTTTGGATGGTACGAAGGTACCGAAGTAAACATGGAGGTCGATGGTGATGGTATACTGATAACCGAAATCAAGCGCGATTGACTTCACCTAGATAATGTTGTATGATACTGAAGTAATTACACTCTATTATGGCTAAAGGATTTACTGTAAAAGCAAAAGCGCCAGTAGTCAATAATTCCGAACCAGAATGGGATTATGCTAAGGCAAGAGAAATGATCAGAGGGAAGTCTGTAGTCTTCTGTCTGCCTGGTCGCGGAGTTTCCTATACTTATCTGAAAGCATTTGTACAGCTCTGTTTTGATCTGGTACAGAACGGGGCAAGTATTCAGATCTCGCAGGACTATTCCTCGATGGTAAATTTCGCTCGTTGCAAATGTTTAGGAGCGAATGTACTGCGTGGACCTGATCAGATTCCCTGGGATGGTAAGTTGAAATATGATTATCAGTTGTGGATTGATAGTGATATTGTTTTTAATACTGAAAAGTTTTATCAACTTGTATTGATGGATCAAGACA